TTACTCCAGAGTCACCTGCTGCTCTTGGTATGTTTTTCCGCAAGATGGCAGCTCTCGGTTTAGGCCGCGAGTTCTTTGCAACAAGTCCTTCTAACGCTGCAATCGAGCAAGCTGCTAAGGGACGCGCATTTCGTGCACAGGTTGGCTCTCGCACATGGCAGGGTCAAAAGAAGAACGAAATTAAGATGTACTACGTGTCTACAGCCGCAGCGGGAGTTCCTACAACTGCTGCTGCAGCGCCTGCACCAGCGCCCGCACCTGCGCCAGCTCCGGCGCCTGCCGCTGCTCCAGTAGCAGAAGCACCAGCTCCGGCGCCTGCCGCTGCTCCACCTGCTGCTCCGTTCTAAATAGCAGTCTAAGTAAGTCTGGTTTATCACCTATTCCTGGTAAAGTGAATAGGTGATACTCCAAATCTACTTAGAAAGGTAGTGGGCATGAAAGTTTTAATTACGGGTTTTACTGCACTCCAAATTAACACGGAGAAGCGTACGATCCAAAAGATTGACGTGCCTGCTTCTATCGCAAAGGCATTGCGTGAAGCTGGTCATGATGTTGATTGGCGCAAGGTTACACCAGGCGAGGATCTTTCATCTTATGATGTTGCGTGGGTAAACCTTGCACCGTTAAACTCACTTAATGGGCGCCAAGGAGCTATGGGTGCACTTTATACTTTGTCATCAGGTCTCCCTTGTGTAGGTTTTTTTGATGATTGGCAATTTAATACCGTGTTCAACGGTGCTCGTGCCTTAATTCGTAAACCAGAGATGTTGTATAAGCATCTGCTTGTAGGAACTGAGCATCGCGGTGAAGAAGGCGCAACTTACTTTAGTCGTGCAGATATTGAAGCTGCTCTCGAGCGTGTCAGAGAATTAAACCCAGCGGCTGCTAAGAAGTGCTACATCGAACGTTACTACATGATGGATACAGACGAGAACGTGCAGCCTTATGAAAAACGATTAGTTGAAGCATCACGCGACTTAATTGCAGATCGCTGGCTTGCAGGCATGGTTCCAGTTTGCCCTATGTATTCTTTTGGTGATAGATCTATCGTGCGCAAGCGTATGCCTGCTGAGTTGGGGCCTATTGAAGCTCTTGACCCAACGTCAACGGTTGTTCCAACACTTCAACCTGTAACCGCGCTCGCGCCAGAGCACAAGAAAAGAGCTTGGGTACTTGGAGCTCTCATGCCACATGATACCTGGCTTGAAAGAAAGAATCCTGACTGGCACGTTGAAATTGTGGGCAGTCGTAAGCTTATTAAAAAACTTGGCGGCCAACGTTTTGATACAGAGCAAGATGTACTTGAATTTTACAACAAGCACTGGGGAATTCTTTCTCCACCGTATCCGCACGCTGGCTCAGGCTGGTGGCGCAGTCGTTTCCTATACGCAGCGCACGTAGGATCTATCCTTGTTACCGATAAGGGCGAAGGTGATCCGTTAGGTGATGCGTATAAGCTAAAGATTACAGACGTTGAAAAGATGACAGACACAGAATTGCATGAAGCAGCTATGGCTCAACGCGCTGCACTTGCACCGTACTTACCAGAATACTCCGCGTTTGTTGAACACTGTGACCGCATCATTAAGCGCGCGGTGGCAGAGGATAAAGGTGTAGCTCGAAAGGCAGATGGTACCCTCGTATGAGCAAGATTCTTATCACAGGCATGAGTGCATCTCACTCTTCAGAGAAAGCCAACTTGCGCTCGTTATCTTTTGCTGGAGTGATGAAATTAGTTCTTGAGCAGCAAGGCCATGAAGTTATACAGGAAAACCCTGAGGTATCATGGAACACAAAGGATCTTGAACAATATGACTCCGTTCTCGTTGGAATTAGTCCTTTAACAAGTCTCAGTGCAAATCACGTCTACGGCGCATTAAGCGTTGTTGACGTTTTACTAGAATCTCCAAAGCTTCATCTATTTATTGACGCACCGGAGCCTGCAAAGATTACCGCAAGCCTACGCGCTATGGTTAAGACGCCTGACAACCTTACTAAGCCCTTTTACTCGTATCGCAAGGGATTTAGCTCGGCTACTCAGCCAAACATGCTTGAAAACCTTCTAGATGTTATAGATCACCTTCTAAATAAGCAATGGCCAACTACCCTGTATCCAGCGCTGCCGTGGACTGACGAGATAAAACACGTTGCAGATTGTTTACCAGAAAGCGCTGGCAACTCGTTGGTTGGTATTAACTTAGACTCGTATTTAATTTCTACCCAGGACATGATTGAGGTTGAGCGTCGTGACAAGTGGGTTGTAGAAAACTACTCAACTAAGTGGGTTAAGTCTACTACGTCAACTCTTACACACCCGACAGTACCTATGAAATGGAATAAGGCATGGACAGACGAACAGGTATCTACGCAGATATCCTCTGGTCTAGGCGCTCTTATTCCTCCTTATTCTTCTAGTACGTGGTGGAGCTATAGATACATCCAATGCATGAATAATCTAACTCCTATTGCAACCGACTGGAAGGAGAGCCAGCTTATTGGTTCTTCATGGACGCATCTTGCATCTAGCATTGAAAGTATGTCACAGGAAGAACGAATTCGACTTGCCAAGGATCAACGTGATTCATACATTATAAACATACCTACACGTAGAGACGCAGCAATTAACTTATCACAAGCACTAGATCTATTCACGAGAAAAGAGCAAAACTAATGACCATCTTGTTCAATAACTGGTTAAAGCGTACACGTGAACTACAAAAGGACGTATACTTCATTAACTACGAAGAAATGCAAGGCGATAAGCCTCAGAACATCCGTAAGTTTGTAGAGTACCTACGCTGGAATATGCTAGCGGTAGATGATGAACTTGCAGAGATGCGCCAGGCAATCTCATGGAAGCCTTGGCAACACGACGCTCCTTACGCGGATAGAGAAGAAGTAATTAAGGAAGCGGTTGACGTTTTACACTTTGTCGCAAACATTATCGTTGCGGCGGGTGGAACAGACGAGATGCTTGATAAGTTTTATCTTGAAAAGATGGAACGTAACAAGCAACGTCAGCTAGACGGCTACAAGGTTAAGGACATCGGAGTAAAGTGTGCTCTATGCCAGCGCGCAATTGACGACGTAGGTCGTGGTGCAAGCCCAGAAATGTGCGCAAAATGTTTACCAAGGGAGGTAGATTACAGTGCCTGAGATCAACGAGCAGTGGATTAAAGAACAGATGCAGGAGGCAAAGGTTAAGGTCGGCGTAGGAAATGCGCTACTAAAACTTCTTTCCGCATGGGAGCCTCTAAAATTATCTGATCCTCAGCAAAAAGAAGTACTTGCGTTATTTAACAAGCTAGCGCTTGGTCACGCGGTAACTCCTGAGGTTGCCAACGAGGTATGGATTGATGCGCAACCAGGAGCAATTACCGTAGGAGATCAGGTACGTGTAAAGCTTGATGCGTATCAAGGTTCTACAGGTTCTATGCATAACGGGCGTAGAGGCAAGGTTGTAGGAATTCGCTACGGCGACATCATCTTTAAGTCTAACGACGATAAGGAACCTATCCTTGATGGAGCTCACTATTCACCTCATCAACTTCAGAAGAGAGTTCAATAATGAGATCTACGGTTGAATTTTTTATTACAGGTTCTACCTTGGGTGAGATTATGGAAGGTGCTAAGCAGCGTTGGCGTGATTTTTGCGGTGACGAAAACGCAACCCTGCCTATGGACTCCGAACTACAGATTAAGGATAAACGTGACGACGGAAACGTACTTACAGGGATCATTACTATTCGCACGAAGGTAGAAGATAAATGACAGAAAATGACGCAGTAGTTCAATATCGTGTTGAGGCTTTACGCGAGGCCGCAAAGATCATCACAGGTGACAGGGACACACAGTATGGAGGTCCTGAGGAAAACTTTGGTCGTATCGCAAAGGTATGGTCGATGATCCTCGGTGTCGAGATATCAAATGAAGATGTCGCGATGATGATGGTAGGGTTAAAGGTTGCGCGTTACGCGAACAAGTCTGGGTTCCAGGGAGATACCTGGATTGACATCGCGGGATACGCAGGTTGTGGGTACGAGGTAGGTATGCTCGAGCTAGAAAAAAATGCAAATCTTTCTGCGTAGATAGCACGCGGTAAATGGTAAGTCGGTATAAGGTCCTACCCTAGGGAACTACGAAGGGTTATTGCCTTGTCACAACATACCTTTATCGACTGCAACGGGCTTGCGGCCTTCATGAGTCTTGGCTTTGTTCAAAACGATATGAAGATGATTCAGCGCACAGGAACACTAAACTTTGGAAACGTCGTTGCAGAAAACAACCGTCATCTTCTTGGAGATGATTGGACCGCTGAGTTTTCAGACGACCCTAACGAATGGCGCGTGCAAAAGGCAGACGTAGTTATGGGTTGCCCTCCTTGCTCAGGTTGGTCTGTGTGGTCTGGCCCTGCTAATCGTGGACCTGACTCTAAAGCGCACGAGCACACCGTAGCCTTTATGAAATACGCAGGACGCGTGAAACCACGCGCTATTGTTTTCGAGTGCGTTCAACAGGCATACACACAGGGACGCGACGTAATGGTTAAGTACCGCGACATGGTCGAGCAGGTTTCCGGTAAAAAGTATGATCTCTACCACGTAAAAGAAAACAACCTACAGGTTGGCGGATTTTCATATCGCCCGCGCTACTTCTGGGTTGCGGTTGAATCAGGGCTTAAGTTTTCAACACCGATTACCGAACCAAAACAACTTCCACGTATCATGGACATCATCGGTGATCTTGCAGAGATGCCTCAGACATGGAACAAGCAAAAGTATACCGCGCCATCTCCGTCAAAGTACGTTAAGCACCTGCGCACAAAAAACAACATGGTTGACGGACACATCGGTAAATCAAACATACACGCGCAACGCATCGAAGAGATCTTTAGCATCATCGGCAATGAAGGCTGGGAAGGAAACGGAGACACAGGCGGCGCACTTAAGAAAGCCGTAGACTTAAACGACGGTAAGTTCCCTCAAAGATGGGTCGACATTTCTCCTCGCGTTATTCGTAAAAATTTTAAGTTAGGGTTTTCACAACCGTACAGATGGAAAACTGATCACTGGTGTAACGTATTAACTGGCTCAGCGTTAGATCACGTTGTTCACCCAACGCAACCACGACTTATCACACACAGAGAGTCTGCGCGTATACAAGGTCTTCCTGATGATTGGAATATTGAAAGTTCACGCGACTACTCACACCTTGCGGCGGTGTGGGGCAAGGCTGTTCCTGTGCAGGCTGCAAATTGGATTGGTAAGGCTCTTAAGGATTCACTTGACGGCAACCCACAAGGACCAGACGCAGAGTTAATCGGAGATCGGGAATATCTTATCGACGCGGATAAAGGATTCTCCAGACACTACGCTAAGAAAAAGTGGTACAGTAGCCCTATGGAGACCGTTAGCGAATGAAGCATATCCGCACGTACGATGACAGTCTCGTGCCGATCTGCGAAAGATGCTGGATAGACGAAAACAGTCTATGGGAAGCTGATAGCGTAGACATCAGCGGCAACATCATTACCCGCCTGATAAGCGTTACGGTGCCAATTGAATTATCCCCAGGTGCGGTGTCGGATTGCTATGTCTGTGGAAGATTGACCGTGGTAGGTATCTACATCTCTTCCATCGAGCTAGACGGGGAAGACGCAGAGTTAGACGAGCTAGAGGAAGAAGCTATACGCGAGGAGCCTACGCCCGACGAGATTTAACTATTTTCTTTTATGTTCTTCCAACGTTTTTTGTGAGATTCTGACATATTTTTACGCCATTCTTCAGAAAGTTTTTTACCTTTGTTAGGAGAAATTTTCCCTTTATGAGCGTCAGACATCTTTTTCTTAGCTTCTTCTGTATGAGTTGTACCTCTGTTTAATGCGGGCTTTCCACCAAGAGTCTTTTTCATTGACTCTGATTTCTTTTTCCTTGTTTCTTCAGAATGAACATAGCCTAGCATACCATCTCCACCAGAAGTTAGGTTGAGGAGTCTATGCCCTTCTTCCTTAAACTTGGCGATATAGAAGACTTCACGTTCTTTAGCTTCGTCAAAAGATAGGCCAGTCTCTAGCTCTTTTACACAGATGTCATCGTGTTTGCGCATCCAGTCATAGACTGGCAGCCTAGCACCTTCACCAGCGTTATACCTATGCTTTGTAAATCTTTTTTCAGCCGTATCATATTGTGATATTCCGATATACCTATGTTCTTGTGGGTTTGAAATAGAGTATAAGGTATATACGCAAGCCATGGATATATGGTACCATATTTCCATTATATAGACTGCCTGTTATAATTTACTAAAATGACGAACGGACGAATACATGCAAACCTTTGTACCTCATACCGACTCCTTTGAGCGCATTGCCCAGGAGTTAGATAACAAGCGCCTTAATAAGCAGGTCCTTGAGGCATGGCAGCTTATGCTTGTACTTACCTCGCTCAATCCACAAGGAGAGCACCGTGACCCTAAGGGTTGGCGCAATCACCCTGCGGCAAAGATGTGGGAAGGCCACGAAAAAGCCCTAGCCTTATACGCAACTACCATGTGTGACGAGTGGCTTAAGCGCGGTTACAAATCTACGATGATTCCTAAGATCCAAGGAACGCTAGTCCGCGCGCTTGAGCTAGGCCGTATCAGCGACGAGTTAACATTCCCTTACTGGTTTAAGGATAAGGACGTATACGAGCAAATCGCGTCTACCCACCGCATTGCTTTGTTGCGCAAGGAGTACGAGTGGTACTCTCAGTTCGGCTGGCCAGAGGATAAAGGTTACCGCCCAGAGTATTACCAATATCTATGGCCTGACATGAACGGCGTACTCCAGCTCGGCACCTACAACAACATGTAGGCGTTGCTCAGTGACGCTTAGAGACACTTTTACGCCTGACCTGAGGTAATTTATTGTTCTAAAATAATCTGCGTTTATCCGCGCGAAGATCCACCTTTCAGTGTAATATTCCCTTAACGACGATAGCGCTAAGGGGAATTGTGAAAGACTCACGTATAGGTGAGCTTTTGTGGAAGGAATGGACGGGTGAAGGCTACGAGCCTTTACACGCTCATTCGGTTACCTTCTTCACAGAGGATCATATAGATCTAGAGAACGAGCTTATTCGTCGTGCACTCGCGTCTGCACTACAGCGCGACGGTATATCCGTTTCATTAGGCAACGGATTTAAGTATCTTGACTCTGCGTTGATTAACTACGGTTACGCGGGAGAAGTAGACGGCGATAATGAATTAACCGCGTGTGATGAAGACGGTGAAACACGTGAAGGCGACAGTGTAGACGGATTGACTCCTATTACGTGGGTCGAGGTAGTCGCAGAATGAGCGGATCACTAGATCTTAGTTGGCAAAAAGATTCAGCATGCGGACAACAGGTAAACGAGGATTTTAGAGATTTCTTCTTTTCATCCGAGCCTGCAGAAAAATACCAGGCAAAGAATCTTTGCTTCTCATGCCCTGTAAGAAAAGAATGTTTAAAGTGGGCGTTAGAGCACAAGCAGATCTGGGGAATCTGGGGAGGAAAAGACGAAGGAGAAATTCGTCGTACACTTTCCGTATCCTGGAACGGGCAGGAATCTCGTAGACAACGTTTTCCACAATGCCCTTACTGCAACGCACGACCAAATAAACTTAAGACATTGGTGGTAGATGTTCCAGGCGGAGGACGTTGGGCAACCATGCGTCTTGTTCAATGTGAAGCCTGTGACTTTACCTGGCGCTCACGCACAAGCGCGAACGCGGTTGATGCGTATCATATTCAACGTGAAGAGAAGCTAGCAAAAAGCGAGCGCGATAAGGAAAAGAAAAAGAAGCCTAAGAAGGAAAAACCGCTACTGTAGCCAGCGATCTTTATACGCCGCGGCTCGATCTTCTTTATCCTTTAGATACTCGTACCACCAACGCGATGCGCGCGGGTTCTCGGATAAAGTCAAGATACCGTAGATAGTTCTGTTGTCTAGATATTGTTTAATATTTTTATCGCGCGCGGAGTTTGAGAACACCATATACTCCCAGCGATCAGAATCCTCTAGGTATGAAAGCTCTGAAAGATGCTCGCGCTTAATAAGGTACGTGCAGTGAACGCACATGCACTCGATAAGTCCCTTAACCTTTTGCTCTAGCACCTGGTAGTAAGCGTCGTTTGCCACGATTGAGCCGTAGTCGTCTACTACGTGGTGGTAGTTAGCGTAATACTGTCCAAGGTGCCCTTCGCGCTCCTTGGCGGTTTCCTCGTCATCTACGTTATCGCCAAACGCAACCGCGTAGCGAATAAATGGAGCTACGATAGGCAGGTCTAACTTAATAAGCTCGTTCAGTGTCTCAGGGAAAATAAAGTTATCAACGTCGACCACAAAATAGTACTCGCAGTCAGTCTCTAGACACTCGTTAAAACTTTGTTGACGAATCTTTGCAAGGACCCTAAATCGTTCGCCATTCCACTCGTGCTGCTTAAAACGCTCTACCGCCTCGCCGACGTTTTGCTTATCGTACACGCAGCCTTTATAGAGATGGACGTTCTTTTCTATCCAGTCATCTAAGATCTGTACGGTATTGTCGGTATTGTTATTCGTGCGGATATAAAGAAATAATTTTTCCTTAGGGTAATCCCAAGCCTCAAGCGATTCAAGAAATAGAGGAAGCACGGCTTCCTTTTGCTTTACAAGAACTGCAACAAATACATCAGGCTGTTCCATTTAGTTGTGCCTCGATTCCTGCTCGATAAAATCTTAGGTTTGTTTTTAAGCGCTCGTCGTCAGGGTTTCCCGCAACCGCAAGCTCTCCATATTGTACAGCCTTATCTCTATCACCTAGGTAGTGTGCGGATAGTCCGCGCATGTCGTCGAGTTGCCAACGCCATAGCGCCTCGGATGAAAGATAGTGATCCGTCTTTGCGCACGCGGCAACAAGCTTACATGTCTCCCAGACTCCACCCCAGTCGCCGTCTTCATAGTAGCAACGTACCTTCTCGTAATAATTTTCTCCGCAAGGATCAATTTCGATTGCCTTGTCTGCCCAAACGTGAGCCTCTTCTTTTTTACCGATATTGCGTGAAGCCTCCGCGGCCCAACGACATACCGCGGCGCGCTCGATGTACCAGTCTTTGCTAAACTCGGTTACCTTTTCAGCCGCGCTGATAACAAGATCCCACTGCTTATAGAAGTAGTACTCGCGACATAAATAAACCCAGATGCGGTGATCTTCTCCAAACTCCTTTGACGCGGCAACAAGCATAGGCAAATACTGCCCCCGCGATTTTGTGTTGTCAGGCTCATGATACATCTTAACTCCCTTAATTTGGCAGCTAATATTTTCTGTATCAAGTGAAGGGACAAATACCTCGTGAATGGGATATTTCCAATACATCTTGTGTCGTGAATGAAGACGGCAACCCCACCAAACGTGTCCGGTGTCAAACTCACACCAGCCTTTTGTAGCTCCGTCTACCCACTGCTTCTTAACTTCCTCAAAGAAGT